ACACATTCCTCATTTAACGTTCCATTGTAAGCATCATTACAAATTGTTGGAGATAAACCGAGACATTGTTTTTTATGAATACTTAAACTCTGTCGATGTTTGTACTTCTTTCCACACAAACACAAAAACATTGTTTTCTCTTTTTGCATATCCGTGTTTTTCAAATGCTTATTTGTTTTTAAATGACGTTCAAATGTATCAGCACGAGAGCATTTATAATCACAAATTGTACAGTAGTTTATTTCACCACAATTTAACACCTTTTTGTCAACATTTGTCAACATTTTGTCAACATTTAGGTGTTTAGATGTCAAAAGATGTCTGTTGAACGCATCGCTTCGAGAGCATGTAAAGTTACAAATTTTACAGTGATTTATTCCTCCGCAAAAAAAAGCGGTGTTGTCAACATTTGTCAACATTTGTCCAAGAAATGTCTAATATATATGATGAATATTCTTATTCCTAAATCGTTTTTCCAAAATTGTTTAAAAAATATGGTCACAAATATTTTAAACTTTTATTTGGTCGCAGACCATAAGAATTTTTATGCAGCCAAATAATATTCTAAAAGTAATGTTTATTTCTTTCCAATTTCTCTCCAGCTTTTCAAAAATGGACATTTATAAATGTCCATTTTGCAAAAGCTGTATGACTTTTGGCAAAAATACATACTTTTTTAAGAATCCAATATTTTAGAATCAAGTATTTCAGAAACTTACAAGTCTTATACTTGTTTTAAACCTGATGGTATTGAAACCATTATACGGTTATGGTATTTAGTTGTTTCTCTCTACTTTGTTTTTCAAAAGTAGAAAATTTCAAGGTTTCAAGTAGTTTGTATAAACGTTTCGTTTCTTATACAAACAAAGGAAGAGGGACTAAATATAAAGATTAGGGAGAGAGAAACCCTCCATTTCATTCTAGGGCAACTTTATATATACTTGGACGCGAATAATTGATATGTCCTTTGCTGTTGAGGATAATACATAGCAAATTCTAAGGTAAATGAGAATGGAAACAACCCAAAGTTAACTAGTTGACCATCGTGATACCTAAGTTTCATTTTAATTTTTCTTATTCTCTCTGCGGGGGGTAAAAATAACTTATAAAATGGTGCCTCTTTGTCGAACCATTGAGATAAGGGAGTAGTAGGTACAGGTATTTTACAGAATGCGGAATTCACGACTCCATTGGTCTGGTTTGTCGTTTGAGTAAAAGTACTCAGATTAAAAGGAGAAGTTTCGTCAATGCAGTTTAATCCATCCAGCTCCATGTACATGTATGAAGGTCCCATTAAGTTAACTTTATATGGGCATTCAATATAGCTTATTTTGGCTCCTGGTAAAGACAAATTAGGAATTAACCAAAACCCATCGTCGCCTGCCATAACATCGCCATAATAAAAACGCACATCCTCAGGCATGCTCTCATTAGAAGTCATATTCAGTCTGGTTAATCCGATATATCCAGGAAGTCCCCATTTACTCAAATCAGGTAATACATGTCCTGCACACGTTAAAGAATCAGTCAGGGCATCGGTTGCGACTGCCGTTTGATTTGTTAATATAAAGCCGGAACTTTTATTTCCAAACCAAATGGTCTGTTTAACACTGTTGTAAACAATGACAAATTCTTGATACCCCATTTCTGATTGAAATTCAGGGTATAAACTTGGATAATTAGCTTGTAAATAATCTCTAAGGTATGCTGATACTCGCGTGTTGAATCTATTTGTTAGCTCGGTAGCAATTTGGTCGGGGGCGTAAAACCCCTCTGAAATTTGTACAATGTAATTGTTATTCTGGTTTTCATATAGTCCCTGAAATATTGCTTGTTGTAAAGGATTACTGTATCCGTTTGCCCCGGGGTTATAGGCGTTGTTAATTTTAAAACTCATCTTTATATTACCATTAAATGCTGAGAAAGTATTATAGTTCGCAGGAAAAGTCCAACTAGATAACTTGACGGAAACAACATTTAAATAATCTTCAGGTAATTCGACTTCAAAGGAAGAAGAAGATGGATACTTTAGGGGATCGCGGTCCTCAGAGTGTATAGAAACATATTTTTTATACACTGTATATTCTTGAGAGTTTGGTATTATAGGATGATTGCTATTTACATCAAACATTAATGGTTGTTCTTTACCAATTTGAAAAAGACGGTTTACGTTGCTGCCATTATAATTACTCATAAGTGTGTGTATAAATTGTAGATTATTATATAATAATATGTATTATTTATTTTTATACTTATAACCCGTTAAATATAAAAAATATAAAATAATAAATATATTGTAAAGGATGAATTCTTCTTCAAGTGGTGCGAATTATGGCGGAAAACAACCAACCCCTACAACCTACGTGAAACAATTTATTTCTTCCATACCCGGATATGCGAACTGGGTTTACAAAAATAAAAACAAAAATTTATCACGATATATTACAACAGCGACTCCAGATAACGTGGTTTTGGAAAAAAACTTGATTGTAAAAGGGTCTATTCAGATTATTTCTGATTACACCGTGAAAGAAAACATTAAGGACTTAAGTTCTGATTTTTGCAATAATCTTTTAAGCATTAATCCTAAAGAATATAATTTAGTAGCCGATTTGGAGAAAAAAACACATTACGGTATTTTGGCTCAAGACTTGGAACCCCTTTTTCCTGAATTAGTATCTTCTAGTCAGCTATCGAATAAAACAGTGAATTATATAGAGTTAATACCAATTATTATTGCTAAAATGAAAGAAATGCAGAGTGAAATAGATAGCTTGAAACAATCCAAGTTGTAAGAAACGTCAAGATTATTTAAAAAACTTATTGTAAATAAAAAAATAAATTGTTTATATAAAACGACAATATGGCCGATTTATCTACATCCTCAAACCTGTTTTTAAATGGCATTCGAAACACTGGGTCGCAGTTAATTAGAAGTAATAAAACTAGCAACAAAAATTTTCCAACTTCTAGTGTTTTAAATGGATTAATGTTTAGTGCGGCAGTTACTTTAACGTTTGCGGCGTTTTCTTCCTTTGGAAAAATAAATGTATATTCAACTATTGTAGGACATAGTGTCCTTGTGTGTGCTTTAATAATGGCCATTATATCCAAATCAGATACTTATAGTAGTCCTACTTTTAAGAATATATTTATTGGCTCCCTCCCATCATTATTGATGTTGTTAGTCCCAGGGGCAATGATTTTTCTGACTGTTAATTACACAAAACTAATTAAAGAAGGGTTGATTGCGGCGAATTATCAGTCTTTTAACAGAACTATTTTATTTTTATTATTTATTCAACTAGTATTAATACAAAAGCCAGAAACCTCCTTAACACAAATAAGTATTTCAATATTAGCACTTTTACAATTAATTATTATTGTTTTTATTTTGTATGTTATTTTGCATTATTATACAACAGATGGATAAAATATAAAAGTACGGGTTTTATTCTTCTTCTCTCAGAGATCATTATTTTAAAAGTGTTTGGATGGAAACTATTCGTCTAGAGTCTAAAGTAAGTTTTGTTTTATTCTGCTTATTCCCTGGTAATATTGAATACTTAATAAATAATTACCAACACGGTGGCAACATGGGTTTAACCGGGGTGTGTTTGGACATTTATTACAAAAGAAATTTACTATATGGTTTGGTTTCTCTTGTAATCTTGAGCTTGTGGTTTGGATTTTGTCCATTTGTATGGGGTGTCATACTGATTTTTTTCATGACATTTGTTTACATTCAATCGAGTATAACATGGGCATGTTATTTAATAAATTCTAAAAAGGACGAGCGTACATAAATTTATAGGTCAGCCCGTAGTTTGTTTCCGTTTCCCAAATTCCCGAGATTTTTAGGATTAATTGTATTTTAGAATTAGAAATATAGTCTCCATTAATTTTGACATTCCCATTATTTAGTTGATCGGCTAGTTTATAGTCTGGAATTTTATGCGATTTGTCAATTATTTTAAGTAATTTAATTTCAATATCTTTTAATTTATTTATTATTACTACGTTATCTGCGACGCTAAATGTGCACTTGTATTTATTATAATGTTTATCGAGTACAAGATTGTTGAAGTTAATTTGAAGATAAATTCCATTTAGCACCACACAAGTCGTGGAATAAAGTATCCGAATAAAGTCGCCATCATTGATGACATTATTTTTTATTGGTTCTCCAAAGTAGACGAATTTTTCGTTGAATTGATCGATTTGTTTTACTAGATACATTGTCGTGTTTTGATAGATTTGTAACAGAAAGTCCTGTAAATACATACAGTATTATTTTTATGCTTTAATTCGGAATATCTTCATTTTCTTATTTTGTTTTTTAAGGAAACAATAATTTATCCACTGTAGTTCGAATACAGAAAACTCTGTGGGATATAATTCCTAATAAGAAAACGGCAACAAAAGTATACACCATATTTAATTTAAACGAATAAGCAATCAAATATGCTCCTATTGCCACGACAAGGACGTCCATGTAAGCTATATTAAACAGTCTGTATGAGTGTATTCCTTTTCCTACTTCGCCGATTGGTACACTGAGTATTTTTCCATATTCGCAAAACATCTTCTCTCTCTATATATATATGACAGTTATATTTTAAAGTACTGCAACCTTATTTCCATAATAAAAATAGTAAATTGTTAGTCAAGTAACTTTAAAACCAGTTTTAAAAAAGAAATTAGAGAGAAGGAAGTAAACCGTAACCGTATTATTACAAGAACTAACATGTTTTTTATCTTGAAACTATAATAAAGATTATTATATACATTAAAGAGTGCATAATAAATTATATACATCATACAAAAATCAATGAAACACTATGAATCTCACTACGAAGAATATTTGTCCGCCAAGGCGAAAACGAATTTGCATCCAAAGTTATCAAAAATCTTTCACAAGTTCCCATCGGACATATCAAAGTTAAAAAACTTAATATTTTATGGCCCCAGTGGGGTTGGAAAATACACGCAAATGTTATCTTGTATCAGTAGGTATAGTCCGTCCGAATTGAAATATGAAAAAAAAATTAGTATTACTTTTAATAAGCAGTCTTATTATATCCGAATTAGTGATGTTCATTTTGAAGTCGACATGTCTCTCTTAGGATGTAACTCTAAAGTATTATGGCATGAAATTTATTTACAAATAATAGATATTATTTACGCAAAAGGAGAGAACAAATCAGGAATCATCGTGTGTAAATATTTCAACGAAATACACGCCGAGTTATTGGAAAACTTTTACAGTTATATGCAGCAGAACATTGCACTATCCATTAATATAAAATTTATCTTGATTACCGAACAGCTAAGTTTTATTCCGGACAATATTTTAAATTGTTGCCAGGTCATTCATATTAGCAGACCAACTAAAGCTGCATATAATAAGTGTTTAACTGAGAAATTATCGAGTAAATTAAGTGTCCACGACATAACCAACATTAAAAATGTCAAGTATAACAGCGACACCTTAATGTTACCTCATAAGATGATTTGTAATAAAATAATTGATAATATGATTAGTGTCAATGAAATGAAGTTTTTAAAATTTCGTGATATTCTGTATGACATATTAATATATAACTTGGATGTTGCACAGTGTGTTTGGTATATTCTCTCTACTTTAATTGAAAAGAATCAAATTAAACAATGCGATTTGTCTCAAGTTTTAATATTAACTTATGGCTTCTTCCAATACTATAATAATAACTACAGACCTATTTACCATGTAGAAAAATATTTATTATCCCTGGTTCAAATCATGCACAAATTTAATAAGACTGTAGAAAATATAAATACTTAGAGTTTTAACAGGTAGTAAAATAAAAAAATGGAATACAGCAAAGCCTTAGATATACTTGAAATCGATGAATCTTTGTTAAATTTAAAATACTTAAAAAAGAAATATCATGAGTTGGCCCTAAAAAATCACCCGGATAAGAATGGAAACACGGAGCAGTCAAAACAAAGGTTTCAAGTTTTAAATGAGGCGTATGATTTCATTCGGAGGGATTTAGAAGAAGATGGTGGTTTTACAAACGCGACGCCGAACTACCTTGACATATTGCAGTTATTTTTAAACAGTGTATTAGATGAAAAATATAGTCAACTGTTTGGCGATATAATTAGAGATATTGTTTTTAAGAAGTTGTCTTTTACGTTATTTAAGGATCTGGATAAGGAAACGGCCATACAAATTTATACTTTTTTAACTAAATATAAAACTGTTTTAAATATTTCTTCAGACATTTTAGACAAGTTAAGAGAGATCATCGCCACCAAATGTGACCTGACTACGCTCGTTTTTAACCTAAAGCCTAAACTTTGCGACTTATTTAATAATAGTATTTACAAATTATATGTGGGAGAGAAGCTGTACTTGGTTCCATTATGGCACAGCGAATTATACTTTGATGGTGAAGACAACACTGAAATTGTTGTACTTTGTGAACCAGAATTAGAAGAAAATATTACTATTGATGAGAACAATAATATATACACTACAGTAGAAATTAGTTTTAATAATGTCAGAGATCTCATTATCAATGACCATCCATTTACTACTTTTGTCTTATGCGGGAACACATTATCTATTCCCATAGACAAATTATTTATGAAAAAGGAGCAGCAGTATAAAATAAAAGGAGTCGGCTTAAGCAAAATAAAGGGCAGTAATATATACGATGTAGAGGAGAAGGCGGATGTTATTGTACAAATAAAAATTGTTTTTTAAAATCGGTCATGTATTAAATAACATTTATTAAATAAGATTTATTAAATA